GGCGAAAAAATAAATAGGCCTCACTACCATGCTATACTCTTTGGGGAAGACTTCCTTGGCGGCGCTTATGATATATCTAGTAGCTTGTACTCCAACCTAATTCTCGAAGGAATATGGAAACAAGGCTCTATCGGCATCTCTCCGTTCACAATGGGAACGGCTCTGTATACCGCCGGGTACGTTAATAAGAAAATATCAAGTATAGATACATTTTCAATCATGTCCAGGACTCCACCACTTGGAAAAACATGGGTCCGAAAACATAAAGATAACTTCCGACGACTAGAATTAATTCAAATCGAAGGTAAATTTTACCCGATACCCCCTGTTTACTTAAACTGGCTAGAAGGAGTCGAAGAATATGACCACATAAAATCAAACAGAGCAGCAAAAACAGTCACACATACCGACCAACAATTACGCGCATTATCATTAGTATATAAAAAATACAAAGCGCACACATAATCAAAGGAACAAATATGAAAAACGTCAAACCAATGGCAACATCAAATTCTATAGAAAACATAATAGCCAAACAAAAAATTGAACAAAAATTCATGTTCCAATTCATTAATCATGAAAACGGACAATGGTCCGAATCACTGGTCGGAAACTGGGACTCAATAAGTGAAGTTCTAGAGCTGAGGAAAGATTCCGAACGCCCTCACAATGAAGATTATATCCTACTCGTCGCTGTATTCGACGGAAAAGATACCATCATTCCAGTAATACCATTAATCATAGTAAAAACCTTTTTTAACTTCAAGGACACATAATAATGAGCGAACGCACATTTCAATAACCAGCTGCCTCTAACGTACAGGCTAAATTCTCAGACCTGCCAACCGCAGAAACCGAACGCTCGACGTTCGACATGTCTCACCCATGGAAAGGCACCATATATACAAACCGGATAACACCTTGCTTATTGCAGGAAATCCTATCAGGTGACACCTTCAATATACAAATAACCGCATTTATGCGATTAGCAACACTACTGAAACCGGTTATGGACTCAATCACCGCAGATATGCATTATTTCTTCGTGCCAAATCGCCTCGTCTGGGATAACTGGGAATTCTTCATGGGCGAATGCAAAAAGCCAGAAGATGACCCCAATATCGTATTAATCCCGCAACTCAACATCGATCTGACCATAGATTATTGGACAGAAAACCTTGCCGATTATTTCGGCTTATCATTATTCGATGTCGCTGCCGGACAGGCCGAAACATCAGTCAACACCCTATTATTCAGGGGCTACGAACTTATATTCAATGACTGGTACAGAAACCAAAACGTCGGTGTTCATACCGACGTACCAACCGACGACGGTCCCGACGAGATAGATGACCAAGGCTTTGGTCTCGGAACAATCAAACTCCGTCACAAAAAAGGGGACTACTTCACACGCGCCCTTTTTTGGCCGCAAAAAGGCGACCCCGTATTCTTTCCACTCGGAACTGACGCACCAGTAGTAGGAAACGGCGCCCCAACTTTCAACATAGGCACTACACAAAATAGCCGAATAGGCTCATTCGCCGGAGGCGATTCAAAATCAGTAGACTTCGAAACCCATCAGTACCAAGGGGATGACGCTGCAAGCTGGAACTTACCTGCACTGGTTACAGACTTATCTCAAGCAACCGCGGCAACAATCAACGATATCCGCACCGCATTTCAAATCCAGCGTTTGCTAGAACGTGACGCCCGTGGCGGTACCAGGTATATCGAAATCTTACTCTCACATTTTAACGTCCAATCACCAGACTTCCGCCTTCAACGTCCCGAATATATCGGCGGCGGCTCAAGTCGCATCATAATTAACCCAGTTGCCTCCACAGTCGCCACTGACGACGCACCACAGGGCAACCTATCAGCAGTAGGCACCGGCCTACTAAAAGCAGGCATGAATCATTCATTCACAGAACATGGTTACCTGTTCGCTCTCACATCATGCCGACAAGACTTAACCTATCAAACCGGCCTCGACCGCATCTGGTCCCGCCAAACACGCTATGACTTCTATTGGCCAGCACTATCCCACCTGGGGGAACAACAAATCCTCAATAAAGAGGTCCACTTCGACATTCAAAATGCCGATGACGTCAACGACGGAACTTGGGGCTATCAGGAACGTTACGCAGAATACCGGTACCAACCGGGACGCATCACCGGAAAATTCCGCTCAAACAATCCCGAATCTCTCGACGTCTGGCACTTGTCTCAAGACTTCGAGGAATTACCCCTACTCAATATATCGTTCTTAAACGAACACCCACCAATAGACCGCATCGTGGCGGTACCGTCAGAACCCGACTTAATCGTCGATATCTGGCACCAAATTACCGCCACGAGAGCTATGCCCGTCTACGCAGTACCTGGACTTGTGGACCACTTTTAATGCCAAATCCACTAGTAGCAGCAGCAGCAATCGCCGCAGGCAGCTCCCTAGTAGGGGGAGTTGCCACCGGCAAGCTGAACGCAGCGGAAGCTAAGAAAAACCGCGAATTTCAAGAGCGAATGTCATCAACGGCATATCAACGCTCTGCCGACGATTTAGAGGCCGCTGGCCTCAATCGTATTCTTGCACTGGGCGCTCCAGCCTCAACCCCCGGTGGTGCTACAGCACAGTATCCGGACCTAGGGGCAGGAGTCGCTCAGGGCATTCAAGCCGGCGTATCCGGCGCAACGGGTGCCCAAACAATCGCAACTCAAGCCGCACAAATGGATAAACTCATTGCAGAAACATCCCTAGTCGGGACAAAAAATGCAATCGAACTCCAAAAATCAGAAATATACAAAGTCATGGCTCCACTCATCGCACAAGCGGGAAAGGACTTCGGAGCGTTAGCTGCCGCAGTCCGGGACCCCAATATTATTAGCGATATTACCCACGCGGTGGGATAATCCTCCGCAACAGCACTAGAAGCCATGCAAATCTTTGGCCGTGAAACCTACGGTGAACTATGGACCAACGGATCTCTCCGTAAATTCCTATTAAACGAACGATTCAAAAACATACCCACTCAATCAGGTACACAACAATGACAACATTAAAAATTAGAAAATTTTACGACCGAGAACGCTCGTCTCTCGATTTAACTCACAATCTAAAAGAAGTTGACGATTCATTCGGCAACGACACAGATATAAATAACATTATCCACAAATTCAAACGCGATGGCGTTATGATGCCCCAACCGAACAATCCTGTTTATCAGGACGTTATCGGATTTTAGGGCGATCTAACCGACATCATAGAAAAGGGCCGAAAAGCGTAAGCGGAGTTAGAAACGGCCCAAAATGAATAAATAAAATAAAATAAATTAACAGTAGACAAAAACGCGGAATTATTTAAATAATATTAAGAAAATGAATAAAACGCGTTATAAAACAATGATTTATAATCGGAGGCGTAAAGCCTCCAACCCATCGCGGTTACTCAAGCGCGCAGATTTTCTGCGCTCTTTAGTACCCGCAACCCTTCTGGGGTTGATAAAACCCCCTAAAAATCATTATCCTGAAGGTATCTTCATTTGACCATATACCTTCACACTGACAACGAAAATTTCGAAAGTCAGTAAAAATAGCCCTAATGACACAAAGTGTGTCAATAACTAGGGCAAAACAAACGGCACAAACAGTGCCAATAGGAGTAACAAAATGCGAAGTAGAAAACGAGCAGGCAAACCTGGCAAATCCTTTAAACGATCTGCTTCACCACACAATCTAAACATGCCACGACGCGTATCACGAGGAGGCATAATCCTATAAAACCTTTGTTCCTCCCTTGGGGTTGATCTCCCGAGGGTTTTTTAAAAACCCAAAAGGAAAATAACTATGCCATGTCTACATTTCAAACCAGCATGGGCAGCAACTAACGCTAACGAAAATGGGAGACACCCAATTTCATTCAAAGCCAAAATCAACACCCCTCCGGACTACTACATCCCCTGCGGCAAATGCGACGGCTGTTGCACAGCATAAAAACGCGCATGGGGAATCCGAATGTTCCATGAGGCACAAATGAATGAACGCAATTGCTTCATTACATTCACCTATGACGACGACCACTGTCCGGAAAAAATTAATCGTATCGACCCCCAACAATTCCTAAAACGCCTCCGCCACCATTCAGACCGCCCAATACGCTATTTCCTCACTGGGGAATATGGCGAAAAAATAAATAGGCCTCACTACCATGCTATACTCTTTGGGGAAGACTTCCTTGGCGGCGCTTATGATATATCTAGTAGCTTGTACTCCAACCTA